CCCTTAGCTGAAGGTGAATCTTTAGGAGTGTAGTGGGGGTCTGAGATAAGACTATCTCTCTCAGCTTTAGACTTGGTGATATCCCTTGAACGTTTCTCAGCGATAGACTTTTGACGTTTCGCTCTAGCCTCAAATTCGATACTCTCCCACTTGGCTATTCTCTCATTTAGCTCATCGTAGGTGAGGCTAGCTACGTCTTTAGCTTCGGAGTTTTGATACTCTATCCAAAGCTCTTTTTGGGTTCCGGTTAATACGTCACTCATTATCTTATCCTCACCTAAATCTGAATTTATTACTAGCTCAACTAACCTTTTATTGGTTCGATTCTGGTTCGATTCTGGTTAGTTTCTGTGCCGTTTTTGGGTCATTTCTAGTTGTTGTGGGGTCTTGGTTATCCCTACAACCTATTGTGCTTTAAGGACTTAGCCTCAACCCAACCAAGAACCTCTCCCCTCTCCCCACATTCTACACCCTACCTCAAGCCTATGTCAAGTGTAATTATTACATGGTAGTAGTTACACACTTACAAAATTGTAATTGCAAGGTTTTGGTTGATTGACTTCTTTACTTAATTATATAAAAAAAAAAAATAAAAAAAATTAGAGAGTGCCACCCCTCAAAACACGGAGGGGGGAGCTAAAGTGTTCACTTGTTAAAACTCTCATTTTTCCTAAGGAAATCGCGGCTCAGGCAAGAATCGTGCCAATAATACGGCAAGAATCAACCCATAGACAGGGGATATTTGGCAGAGAAATTCACCAGAAAGTGGCAATAAAAATCCGCTAACTTTAAGTAAGCTGGCACGGAGCTTGGCTGATTAATGATATCAAATATAAATCCTGAAAGAGTTAAATGCTAAATAGAATAAAAAGCGAAGGTGCGGCACCTGACATGCGGCTGGCTGACATAGGTCAGGAAGGGCCGACAGGACGCGCTAGGCTGACATATGAGAAGAGGATACGGGCGGCTCAGCCTTGAGTATGCCCCAAGGGTGCCGCCCGTTGTAGCTAATTCCGGGTATTAAATGGATAGCCTTTTCGCGCTATCCTGTCGGCTTTGTTGGCCGCACGCTAAAGAGGGGGGCTGGTTCTTTATATGCAGCCCCCCTCTCTAGTCTGATTTACTTCGCCGCGAGTTCAGCCTTCTGCATACGCGACTTGACCAGAGCGGCAGCTTCGGGGATACCAAAATCCTCGTCCGTTTCCCCGATAACCTTTGCCAGCGCACGCACCGAACGCTTGAAAGCATCGATACGCTTCTCGTCCCAATCCGTCTCGATAAACTCGGCAAACTCGTCAACGTCGAGAGCCGATTCACGAGCGTAACGGTTGTAACCCACTACCGCGAAATCGAGCATCTTTTGGAGATTGCCATCGACTCCCGGCAGCGCGAGGAACTGCTTCGACTCCGTGATGACGCCTTCGGAGACAACCTCTTCGTTCCCCTTGTCGTCCTTCACGATGCGGCCCACGCCCTGATACTCGACGTCGCGGGAGTTCCGTCCGCGAGTCTTCGTGGTCAACGTGATTAGCTCCATTCCTTACCTCACCTTCTCAGGTCGGCGTCATGCCGACTCAATCTAAGGTCATTCTCTCATAGCTCCCATAACCTGTCAAGTGTAATTTTTACAAAATTCAAATTATTTTTATTCTGAAATGTCCTGAAATGGAACACGTTCCCGGCGGGAACTTTATCGCCGCCTTTCACCTGATTTAATTAATTATACATATACCCACTACCAGTATTACTATTACTGACTACCAGTATACTGAAATGGGAGCACCCTCTCAGTATGAGAATTACTGAAATACTGAAAATGTCCGCGCCGCGTTCGCGCGGCGAAACTCTGACTGAGTATGGGTGGATACTTATACTGGAGTATGGGTGGATACTATACCCCACTATAGTATATACTCATACTGGAGTGGGAGTATATGGGTATACTCTACTGGGGTATAGTAGTGAATGTCATGTAAAGTCCCTCTGTCATGACGTTACAGAACTCGAGAGAACTCTATGGTCACTTTGTGTTAAATGTGTGTTAAATCTTAGGGGCATATGACTTTAGCGTCAAAAGTATACTGGGGTGGAGTTTACACATTATTAGCGGCGAAAGTAGAATCGTGAGTATGGGCAATTACGCCCAATGATTGGAGAGCCAAATGTTAATGACCTGGACGGACGTTACTCGCGTTGCCCGCATTGCCCCGCGTGTTCTCTTGCATGGTTTTCCTTCCGTGGGAAAGTCATTCATGGCGGCGATGCTCGGTAACACTGTCTACACAATCACGCTGCATGAGAATTCTTCTGCTGACGAACTGCGCGGTGGTTTTCTCCCGAAGGCTGGTTTGTGGGATTGGTTCGATGGTGTCGCGATTCGCGCGTGGCGTGAAGGTGCGATACTCATCATCGAAGAAATCAATCGTGCGAGTGACGAGGTAAAGAGTTTCCTTCACGCTATCTGTGACAGTGAAGCTACCGCGTCAATCACACTGCCCACTGGAGAGAAAGTGAAACCGGCGCAAGGGTTCAAGGTGATTGCGACCATGAACGGCGAGCCAGAAGAATTGCACGAAGCACTTCGCTCTCGTTTTCCCGTCACAATCAAAATTGACCAGCCGCATCCGGATGCAATTGCAGAACTTCCGGAAGATTTGCGCGCACTCGCGAATAACACTGTGTGCCATCGTGAAGAAAAACGCCGTATCTCTCTTCGGCACTGGTATGCGTTCGCGAACCTTCGCAATGAATTGAACGAAGAGCTAGCAGCCACGGCAGTATTCGGAGCACGCGCAGAAGATGTTCTCTCCGCGCTGCGCTACTCTTCCGACGTTTAGGTAAGCGAAGAGTAGAAGAGGAGACACGACAATGAAGAGAATCTATCCGTTACCAGAAGCAATCAAGGAAAAGGAATGGAACGTCAGAGAAGACGGTTCTGCTCCGCGCGTGAATTTACTTACAGGTGAGATGTTTGTTCCGCTGGGAAGTAAAGAACACGAACGCACACTACGCAATCACGAAATGGCGCACATTCGTTACACGCCTAGTAATTGGGCTGATGAGACGAAAGATAGCAATGCGTCAGTTGAGACAGTGCAAGCAGTAGAAGATTTTCGTATCAACTACTGCGCGCAGCATGATGCGCTAGTGAATATGTCTGCTGGTTACGGTCCACTATCCACGAAGACAGTTGAAGTGCTGGCAGAAGCAGAGGACATTAGGCAGATGGTTCTAGCATCGATTGCTTACGGTGCAATCGATGTAGATAGAGAAAAGTGCCGGGTAGCCTTCGACACTCTTCTGAGAGATAGAGATAGAGAAGTTATCAGTGCAGCCACGAACACCATTAGCTCTGCTCGCCGCATATTCGCTACCACTATCGAAGTAGCGGAATGGTTAGATAGTCTCTATCCACCAGATGGAGAGAACAATGCTAACGATGATAGTGATGGTGGCACTGGCGGTCGTGGTGATGTTGCTGCTAGTGGAGTAGACGGCGATGCTCTTTCAATGTCTGGTTTGCTAGAGATAGTTAGGCCAGACTTGGTAACGCTGCTAAACACGAAAGGAAACGGGAAGAGAATTATTGCTAGCAAGATGGGAGCAGTTCTCTATCGCCCGTCCAATCTACTCTCCAGCGGTAAAGTCTTTCGTGGCGTTCGCAGACAACTGCCGGGAGTTACTTACCTGATAGATGTCTCTGGAAGTATGAGTCTAACTTCTGAAGACGTGAAGGGATTGATTCTTCGCTCACCTGCCGGAGTAGTTGCTACTTACTCTGGTAACGCATTGAAGGGAGAGTTAAGGATAGTCGCGGAAAAGGGTCGTATGTGTAGCGAAGAGGATATGACAAGTCTAGGCGGGAACGTCGTAGACTATCCCGCGCTACTCTGGTTAGAAAAGCAGAAGGGAAAGCGTATCTGGATATGTGATGGAGCTACTACAGGTATCCACGATAGGAGCTACCCTTCGATTACTCGCGCATGCCGTGAAGTAGAGATGAGAGGAAAGATTTATCGATATGAGTCTATCGACGATTTCTTCTGTGGACGTGAAGCTGGCGGAATTTAGTAAGGGAGACTAACAATGGAAAAGCACACTACGCAAGTGCAACGCGAACTACAGAAAGAACGCATCGTGAAACGAAACGCATGGTGGACGGAACTACGATGCAGAGAGAACGAGCAGCGCAGAAATTGTCCACAATGCAGGCGCGATAAATCTATCTGCGACTGCGAGCGTAACTGACAGTCTGGCCCGTCGCTCGAAAGGGCGACGGGCCTTTCTTATGACATAGAACTTTGCAATACAAAGAACTTGGTAAAGTTCTCTGCGATGCAAAGCACTTTACTTCACAAAGTGCTATACTCCCCCCCAGTATATACCCCCCTATAGTATATCTTTTTGGAGCCTCAAGCCCCCCGAGCGGAGCGAGCCTCAAATCTCTCTGTGCTTCTAAATATTTTGCGTTAAATATTTTAATGTTTATTTCTCTAAAAAATCAACTTCAAAAATAAATACAGATGTGTTCGCTTTTCTAACAGTCGAGCTACCCTAGCCTACGCTCACCTTAACTTACACTAACACAACAAGTTACCCATGCTTGACCTGCGACCCCATCAGCCGCTACCCTACCCCTAGTTCCCCTGTTATTTTTTCGTTTATAGGATATCTCTATGTTTTTAACAGACGAAGAAACTGAAACTAGATTATCCTCAGTTGACAATCTAGTTAATCGTCTTAGCTCTAATTCTAACTTTCGTTCTAACTTCCAGATAAAGAAGCTTCATAATGGTGGTAGGGCCAAGGGTAGAAAGAATGATTCTAATGAAGATAGACTAGCTGTAGCGACACATTCTATTATCCACGGCCCCACCTCAGCCGCCGAATCATTTCAAACTACTCCTTCTAGAGCCTCTCTCCTTTCTCAAGGGACTATTACCCACCACATTGGCCCCGACTCAGAACTAGCTCCTGCTGTTCTTGACAAGAAAGAAGTTATCCATAATAAGGCTCTAGATATCATTATGGCCTCTCTCGAATCTATCTCTGTCAGACTGCCGGAGAAAGCCACTGACCTAGCTAGTATTGCGTCAGATATGGCTAGAATTGCCGAGAGAACTGGTGGGCGTTTGAATCCTGTAAATGAGAATAAACCTCAAGTGAATGTAGTTATCTATGCGCCGAGGGTGAGAGATATCTCTGAGTATGATGAGGTTGTTTCTGAAGGGTAATTTTGAATGTTTACTTTCGCTTTTGTCGAATGTTTACTTTCGCTATGAGCTAGTTATGAAGGCAGAGTATGAATTTGGGGGAAATCACGCTTGAATCCTAACGTCCTATCTTTCCCGAGATAGAGTTAGAAGCTGGGGAGCGCCTGTGTAGATTTCCCCCAATTCTTTTTTCTTCTACTGAAGTAAACATTGAAGTAAACATTGAAGTAAACATTCGCTCTTTGATAAATGAATACTGAGACTGCTATAGAGTTAAACTGGAAGCCACATAGAAAGCAAGAGGAATTTATTCGGATTCCTTTTGATGTGGCTGAAGGACTCTATGGCGGTGCCGCAGGGGGTGGTAAATCAGAACTCCTTGTGATGATGCCATTAATTTATGGTTGGCACGAACACCCTAAATTTAAAGGTATCATACTAAGGAGAACTGGGCCGGAGCTAGAGGCGGAAATCATCGGTCGTGCTCATGAATGGTATCGTAATACTGGTGGTATCTGGAATGAGCAGAAAAAACGCTATACTTGGAAAGATAAGTATGGCAATGATGGAGCGCAGATTAGATTCGGCCATGCTGAACTAGAGAAAGATATAAGAAAGTATGATGGAGTTCAGTATAATTACGTAGCTTTCGATGAAGCTACCTCATTTACTCAATTCCAGTATCTTTATCTAGTATTAACTAGACGCCGCTCTGCGGCGGACGACCTTCCTGCTATAGCTCGCTCTGCGACTAACCCCGGTAACGTAGGGCACCTATTCTTTAGACAGAGATTTGTAGACCCATACCGAATTGGTGGGAAGATTATCCGAGATAGAATCACAGGGATTCGGAGATTCTATCTTCAGTCCTTGGCGACGGATAATCCAACGCTGATGAAGGCGAATCCCCGCTATCTTCTTGATATGCAGGGACTCCCTGATGCTGAATACAAGGCTAAAGCATTGGGTGATTGGTATACGTTCTCTGGAATGGTTTTTACCGAGTTTAGATTAGAGCCACTAGCTGATGAACCTAGTAATGCGCAGCATGTAATTGAGCCGTTTGCTATACCTAGTTGGTGGCCGAGAATTATTGCAATAGATTGGGGATTTGCTGCATGGACTGTAATAGGTTGGGGTGCAATAGCTCCAGATGGGCGAGTCTACATTTACAGAGTCTATGCTAAGAAGGGGAAATACATTAAAGAGTGGGCAGGAGATTTGATAACTCTAACCGGCGATGAGTTTGAAATGGTTAGAGATGTTGTGATTTGTCATTCTGCTACCCAACAAAGAGGCGAGCCGCATACTATTATTCAGCAGGTTCAAGGTGCATTGCGAGATTATCTTGGAGCCGATGCTCCACTAGTTAGACTAGGTAAAAGAGATAGACTTGGTGGGAAACAGCTAGTCCATGAATACCTGAGATGGATACCGAAGCCGGTAAAGGCTGTTCCTATTGAACAATACAGCGCAGAGTTAGCCGAGAACATATTCAGAAAGCATGGGGAAAAGAAATATCAGGAATACTTAAGCTTCTTTAAAGAGCAACCCCCTGAGACGAATCTGCCAAAACTGCAAATTATGACAGAATCGCCAGAGGGAACTAGTAATGATGCTTTAATAAACTGTATTCCCCTTTGCATGTATCCTGATAAGGGAGCGAAGGATATAGTTCCTGAAGATGTAAAGGAATTCGACGGCGACGACCCCTACGATATGCTACGAATGATGCTAGAAGGTGTGTATAGATACGTTGATGAGTCTAGACTAGAGTATGAGAGGGGCAATGCAAGGGATAAGATATTGGAGCAGTATCAAGCTACTGGCGATACAACTACATATTATTGCCGGATGGAAAAGTTTGAAAACCAAAGCTCTGGGCCTAGGCCAGTTCGTAGGTTCTATAGGAGAAGGCATTAAGTTCTTCTTTTCTGTGCCTGAATGTGAGACTTGTAAAGTTAGAGAACAGTTTCATCACGAGACTGATAATAGGTATCTAGTTTGGATTAAGCATTTAGAGAACTCACTAGAATACGAGCGAAAGCAAAATGAATATCTCAATAATAAGCTTGACCGATTGCTCAGGCTCGTTCCTAATGAGGGGCCTCGTGTTCCGAATCAAACCTTTACTCCTGTTCGTGGTATCGTAAGACCATCTCAAGTGAGAATGACTGCCGAAGCGAAGAGTAGGCAGGATTACTGGAAGCGTAGAAATAAGGAACAAGAGGAAGCATTGCCTACGGCTACTTCTTCTACTACTGGAGAGTGAAATGTTTGGTTCTGGTTTTGCTGGTGGTGTTGGTAAACCTATGCCGCCTAATGTTCCTACTGGAATTGGCCCAAAACCTATGCCGAATAGGATGCCAGCAGTAAATACTGGAGCTAAGACTCCGGGGTTTATGGGGCGATTCAGACAGAATGCTCCGAATCTAATTAGAGCCGGGGCTGACTTCGCTAGTCGGTATGCTCCTAAACTTCCTGCTGTAACTGGAATGAGGGATGCTCCTTTCGGTGGTGCAGGAAATGGTGGCGGATTTCAGCGAGCATATCAGAGAGCAATGCCGCCGCCTAGAGATATGAGTATGCCGCCTGTTACTCCTAGAACTATGCCCTCTCCTTATGAGAGGCCATCTTTCTACAACAGGCCGACGACAATGCCTAACCGATACAATTTTGATGAGGATTTAGATAGAGGACCAATTGACCCTAACTATGTCCAGACATTCTTTTAAGGATTAAATATGATTACCATCATTCTAATTCTTGTTATAATTGGAGTGGCTCTTTATATGGTCGAGAATTATATCCCAATGAGTCCTCCAATTAAAACAATTATAAGAGTTATAGTGGTAATTCTGCTAGTCCTTTGGCTACTTAAAGTGTTTGGGGTAAATGACATTCCCATTCCTAAAGTGAATTAGATGTATCCTCCTATCGACGAATCGTTAATCATTCCAGAAATGGAAATGACGCCCGAGGAAATGGATGGGCAAGTTCCGCCCGTTGGGGATATTCCTGCCGATAGCCAAGAAGCGGCTGCGGAAGGTGAAGAAGAAAGTAGCGAAACTCCTGAAGAAGTCAAGTCGGCGCTCAAATCAATGATTGATGAATTTGAGCGAATTGAACAGCCGACTAGAGATAGAATGATTCGCTACTGGAAGAAGTTTGACCTATTCTTTAAGGGAATTCAGAACATTTATTGGGATTGGTCAGCTAGAGATTACCGAGTTTTGGGTGATAATTCTGGTTTCGATTCTGGCCCCGAGGGTAATTTAGACTTTTACTATCAGGATAAGATTGTCAATATTTTCAGAGCACATGCTGAATCAGTCATTAGTGCTTTGAGTCAGGATGTGCCGACAGTTATATTCCCTCCAGATGATGCTGAGAATGCTGAGGATTTGCAGACATCAAAAGGATATACTAAAGCATCAGAACTACTCATGAAGTGTAATGATGTAGACCTGATGATGATGTATTGTATCTTCATTCTCTGGAATCAGGGGACAGTTGGGGGCTATAACTACAACCTTCAGAGTGCTGATTTTGGAACATACCCTGAGCCAGTCTACGAGAATCAGGAAGTTGGAGTAGATAAGGAATACTCCTGTGAAATCTGTGGCGGTCCAATACCTCAAGAAATGGTAATGGATGAAGCTGCCCCAATACAATGTCCGCATTGTGGGAACGCCACTATCCCATTCCCCACTAAAGAGACTCCAATCATGGAAGAAGTCTATGTGGGGGATAAGGAAGTTGCTAAGAAGAGGGAAAAGTTTGAATTCTATGGGCCGCTGAACTTCCAAGTGCCCCATTATGTTACTAACCCTAAGCATACTCCTTACATTATTCTGGATACTGAGTGTCATATTGATTATGCTCGTGAGTTGTTTCCTAATT